TGCCCACGATTGTTTTTAGCTAAATAAGCAAAAGAATTGCCTAAACGAGCCATCGAAAACTTAGCGGCTATTCCATGTTGACTTGATGATCCTGGGATTCTTTGAAATGGGAATGGAAATGTACCTACATCAGACCATACTTCTGAAGTTGTTTCGCCTAATAAATAGACTTGACCATGATCTGTAATTAAAGATACTAAATTATCAGGCCCAGTAAACTTGCTTGCATAACTTAAACCATAAGTAATTGGGCTAAGAAGATTAGAAGCTGCCCATTGTTGAGTATTAGGATCGTTATAAACAAAGTAATTATCTACTGTATCTACAGTTGTTCCACCAGCAAAAGCACCGTCAGAGCTAGGTAATACTGAAAACTGAACGGCATACATTGTTTCAGACGAAACAGTTTGACTAAAATTAATAAGATAGTTACCTGTATTGCCTGTGCCTGTGCCTGTTGTAAGCGTTAGGGTTAACCCTGTGCCAGCACCATTTGTACTTGTAGATGCAGGATTTAAAGGAACAGATGTATAAGCACCAGCAAACGTCATAGAAAGCCCTGAAACCACGCCACCTGTAGTTATTGCTGTTACTTTGTATGTAGCTGGGCTACTGCCATAAACACCGCCCAAAACCGTTATAAGGTCATTTAAAGCGTAGTTTGTACCACCGCTTGTAATGGTTTGACTTAATACTGTGCCAGAGCCTAAAGCGGTAATAATAGTATTAGGGGTAACCCCTGTGCCTACGATTGTTTGACCTGGGTATAAAACACCACTTGTTACGGCTGTAACAGTCAAAGACGTTGTCCCAATAGAACCTGTAAAGATTGCTCCACCGCCATTAGTGTTTAAAAGCTGGGCTGTTGATATGGTGTATGAAGTATTAATGTTATATGTGCCTACACCGCCTGATCCTGAACCAAAGCTAGTAATAACCGTTTCTAAACCTATTCCTACGCCATATAAAGATTGACCTACTTTAATTGTTCCTTCTCTGACTTGAGAAACAGTTAGAGTAGTTCCTGAAATTGTGCCTGTAAATGAACAAGCATCAGGAGTTGATATGCGCCATGTATAACGATAAGTTCCGTCAACAATATAAACGTTAATACCGTTATCAGTAATGCCTACTTGACCTGTACCGCTATTTAAAATACCGATTACATAAGGCACATAAGAAGAATCCATTGCATAGACATACTGACCGCAAACTGCGACCATGTATGTTCCACCAGCTAATGTTCTCATTCCCCTAACAGGGGATTGCGCTGATAACGCTACAATTGAAGTAAGACCAGGAGTAGGATATAAAGCAACAACGCCTCTTGAACCTTGAGCTTTAGATGGATCAATCTCAGGCCGCCAATTGATACACTCTTGGCTGTCTTGATACAAAGATGGCGCTTCGTAACTAGCCCCAACAAAACCAAAATCTGCCATTAGATTACATCCTTATAAGCTTTACCATCACGAATTCTACGAATGGTGGACTCTCCAACCCCATATTCTCTAGCAAGCATAGCAATATTTCTATAACCAACACGTTGACGGATTTCTAAAACTTGTTCAGAAGAAAGGGATCGTTTTTTTAATACAATTTTTCCTTTCATTGCAACACTTATTTTAGCTTTTGATTCTTCTGACAATGTAGTTCCAGCTTTATTTGTATTGCCAATTCGAGCATTTGACATTTTTTTACGGGATTCTTCGGTATGTTTTTTACCTTTAAATGTCATGCCCCATGTTGCCTGACCAAATCCATTGCCTTTTAATTTTGCCAAATGTTTTGCTGTATGTTTATAACCAGATACACCTTCACCGCCATTAGTATGGTTAACTAATTGAATACCACGTCTGCGATAAATATCAATACATTCCATTTCGGCAAGAAAAGCTAATTCTTCATTTAAATGATCTGCAATCTTTTCAGCAACAAAACCATGTTTTGCAACCACTCGATGCCAATATTGATTACGCCCTTTGCTTTGATTTAAGCGTGTGCCTTTGCCTTTGCCAACATAGAATATTTCGTTGGTATCTGTTTTGCGATGTTGGTAGATGTAAAAGTTCATGGGATAATTATACCACCACTTAGGATCTAACCTTAACGGAAGAACCCTCCCGACAAAATCCAGCCCGCATCACGTTGGCGTGAAGCTAACATAGCATCTGCAAAACGAGCCGATTGAACTGGGCGCATATTGGTGCGTTTAACTGTAGCTTTAGCCTGCGCTGCATACGCATTAATCATCGTAATTTGGGTCTGAGATGCTTTGCCATACATAGGCATTAAACGCTCTGCCAAACACCATCTTAGAGCCATTGTGTAGCCTTGTGGTAGATTAATGTCATCATAGATAGTCGTAAATTCGCTGAAAATATTGTCAGCAAAGATGTGCATTTCGCCCTGAGATGGGTTAGGCCATACAAAAATGTTACCCAATGTTTCTGTTGGCTGATAGTAAAGAGCTTTTGGCCACGGGCCATTTAAAGTCTTTAAACCAATCATTTCATAATCTTCTACGTTCAAAATAGAAACTGGATAATCTAAGCCACCATTGTTGATTGGGATTCCATTAGAGTTTGTATTAATACGCACAAAAGCGGAATTAATCGTTAATGGGCGTTGATAATAACCAGTAAATGTAAGACTAGATAAACTTTGTGGAATATTGACTAAATATGTTCCTGCTTCGTTTACGTTGCCACCAGCACCCGTTACAAACTGAACAATCTTAGTGCCTGCTGCCACGCCCAATCCTGTGATTGTTTGACCAATCGAAATACCGCCAGAATTGATAGAAGTAATTGTTAAAACATTACCTGAGATTGAGCCTACAAAACTACAACCGATTTGACCACCTGGGCCAATAGTATATTGAGTTTGTCCTGCTGTAATTGGAAAGATGATTTCATTTTTGTAGAAAACCATCATATCTTCATTAGACCATTGCCCAACCATATCATTGAGCATATCAAAAGCATCTTGAACCGCATCAGCAGATGGAGTTTCTCCTGCCTCTAATGCGCCAATATCTTTTAAAGCACGACTAATAATGTCTAGGGCTTTAGCCATGATTACAACCCAGCAATAATAAAGGCAAGCAATTCTTCGTAACGAACGCCCAAACGAGTAACCGCTACGGCATTTGGAGATGTTGCGGTATAGGGCTGACCATTTTCATCATAGTTTTTACCATTTACCTGATACCAAGTATCAGAACAGAACAAACCATATTTATTTGCATCTAAACCTTGAGCTGTAAAAGCTGCTTCTACTTGTTGGGCAATAACACCAGTATGAATACGGGCGTTTGCGCCTTTTTTGGCAACTGCATCATTAAACTTAAATGTTACGATTAAACCTTTTAATGCTTTAGACACAGCTAATTCAGCAGCAGTTAAAGGCGCAACTTGTTGTTTTTCATTTGCATCAGAAGTATTAATTGTTCCGTTTACTGCAAACACTTGTGTCCAACGATTTCCACTTGATCCAAGATTTACTAGGTTGTCTGTATTTGGAAACAAAATAGGAATAGTGTTGATAGTAACGTATTGAGTTGTGCCAATATCAAAAGATAAGGTGCTACCTGAGCTATTAATAGCTGGTGCATTAATGGCACTACTAAAGGTATTAGTTCCACTAAATGTATTTGTTGCAGAGTTTGTTTGAGTTCCAGCTAAAGTCATTAGTCCAGTAGTTGCTGGGGTTTGTGAAGCCCAACCAGAACCCGTAGATACCAATAAATTACCTGAAGAACCTGTAGAAGTAAGCCCTGTGCCACCGCTTGAATATAGCAATGTGCCACCTAAAACTACGTTTCCTGAAGCTGGTGTGCTAGGGGTTAAACCTGTAGAACCACCTGAAACAGTAGTAACCGCACCACCGCCACCGCCTGAAAATGTCAAAGTTCCTTGAACTGTTAAGTTTTTAGGAATAGTGATATTTTGCGATGCGTCAATATAAAGTGCAGATTGACCGCCTGTTTGTAATTGTAGAGTACCGCTAGAATCGGCTGTTTCAACAATACCAGCAGAAGAAGCGTTAATAGTAGATGACATGGTTATAGTCCTATATTTGGTTTAAAGGTTGGTTTAACCCACGGCAAACTGCTTTTTTCGCTGTTTAATGCTTTCAGTTGCTGTTCTAGGTTAGATTTTATGATATTTGAGCCATCTTTACTAGCTTCTTCTTCAATCCATTGAACAACAAAGCGTTCCTCTAGCTCATTAAATGGTACTTTGTTACGAGGCTCTAAAAATGTCCATTCGCCCTGAGTTTCTACTGTGTTTTGATCGTCAGACAAAAACGCAAAATAATGCGCTGCAATCAACGCACCATCTTTAACAGTAATATCAGTAATTTTCCAATTCATATTAAGCCGCTGGTTTAATTGTTACAGTTTGCCAAACAGGTGTAGGCTGTTTTGGAAAAACTGGCTGAGTTGTTGGAGGATTTACCCCAATAGCACGAACTTGACTGCGATAAGTTAAAAACTCTGCTTGATTGCTTAAATATGGGTTAGATAAAGCAGGGTCAGCTACGCTTGCAATAGCTGTCCAATCTGTAGCGGATAATAATTGTTGCGCTGTGGCAGAGGTCTGAGCTTGTAATTGAGCAATATATTGAGCTTGTTGTTCAGGGCTTAAAGTTAATATTTCCCACGCTTGATAATACTGACCATCTGTTAATGTAGGTGCTATTTGCTGAACATATTGTGTTGCAGGGTCATAGCTAGGCTGTGGACTATCAAATACAGGCTCATAAGGTGCTGGCGCTACAAAAGGTGTAGGAAAGCTAGTATTAGGATATTCAGCTTGGATTTGCTCTTGCGTAACTGGATACGCTAATGTTTGTGTATTAATAAAGATTGCCATAATTTGTCCTTTAAGCCACAGCCAAGAAAATATAACTTCCACCACTAATATTGACAGTAGCAGAAGCAGTTGAATCTAAAGTAAAACCACCAGATGAAGCATAAATTCCGTTGTATCCTGTGGTTTGCCCACTTGTTCCGTTCCATTGTAAATATGGGCTGGATGAGCTTGTTAAGCCGTTTGCAGAATCAAACACATACCAACTACCAGAAGAATCTGTACGCTTAATTAAAATAAACCTTGCACCACCAGAACCAAATCCACAAGCTATAGACTGTGTTCCGCCAGTTCCAGTAAATGAGCCTACTTTAGATACTCCAGCGCAAGTAGCAAATAAATAAGCTACATAAGTAATTGTAGAAGCATTTACATAACTTCCGTTACCAACTGTAAAAACAGAAGATGTTGGTGCAGTATTATTCCAATATAAAGAAGTTGCAAGTTGAGCATTTGCAAAATTTAATAAAATTGTGTAATTTTGTGGAGTTGTTCCACCATTTAAACCTTTATGATATACAGCCCAACCACTTGAGTTTGACCTCGCTTTAACAATCATCATTTCAGGAGCAACAGTTAAATTATGATTAATTGTAGTTCCTGCTGTTCCATTTCCTGCATAACAAACTTCATCAAAAAATGTAGGACTTCTTTTAAAGTTCCAATAAGTTGTGGCATCTGATATGCCAACACCTTTCATCAAATAATCATTGTAGCCAGTATTATTGGCTAAATTCATACCTGTTGTGTTTGTTCCTTCTGTTATAGCCCCACCAGAAGGACCTGCTGTTTGTAAAAAATATGAAGCAGTTTGTTGTGAACCTCGAAGTCTATCATCCCAATAAATGCCTGATTGAGATGTTTGATTATTTTCAACTGAAACAATTAAATCAGTAACAAATCCTGTAGGTATATTAATGCCAGCCGTAGGGGTTACTGCAGTAGGATAATAAACACTAGTACCAGTAGTAGGTGGTTTATTAGGTCTGCGGATTGCTATGTAAATTAAATTTGTAGAGCTATTAAATAGTCCAGGAACGCCATAAAATCCAGTTGCAGTAGGAGTTAAATATGGCGAACCATTTGCTTGAGTGCCAGCAGAAGTAGTATTTGTATACATATACTCTAGCCCAGTTTGCGACATTCTTCGCATTACATCAAGAATATACCAACCTTGAGCATTGTTTGTATCTTTTAAAATAACAAATTGAGGCTCCCATCCTAAATTAACAGGATTTAAATTACCACTTGCATCAGTTGTTGCTACTCCACAAGCAACAGCACTATCTGTTCCTGTTGCTCCAAATCCACCAGCTTGGTCAGCAAAGATATAAGCTATGTAAGTATGCCCAGAAGCGTTTACTGTAGTATCTGTTCCTACAGTAAATTGAGTAGAAGTAGGTGCTGTATTATTCCACAAGGCAGAACTAGCTACTTGAGCAGCAGTTGTATTTAAAACTGCATAATATTGCTCTGGAGTAGTTCCTCCATTTAAACCTTTGTGATATACAGACCAAGCATTTGCATTGCTTGTATCTTTAACAATAATACAGCCAGGTGTTGAGCCTAAACTATGATTAATTGCATGAGCTGAACCTGTGCCTGTATATTGAACAATATCAAAAAACTTAGGTGCTTTACGGAATGTCCAAGAAACAAAAGCATCGTTTGTTGGGCCGTTATATGAATAATCACCCACAGAATCATCAACTACTGTAAAACCAGAAGAACCAAAATTTGTTATTCCATAACCAGGCGAACTTTGTTGAGCATTAGTTCTGCTAGATTGCAATTTTTTAGAAATTCCTTGAACAGTATCTGCTAAATTGTTGTAAGTTGCTGAAGTTCTATCTTTTACCCAAACCATTCCACCTTTTGTAAGGTCAATGTTATTGGTAATAGTTTGTGTTCCGCCATTTGCTATATAACAATAAGTAGAAAATACATCATCTACATAAAGTGGTGTAGTCCCAGCACCACCAGCAGACATCAATAGGTCACGAACTGGCATTAGGCCATTGCCTTTCCTAGAACAAAACCATTCCAAGTAGTACCGCCATCTTCTGTAAAGAATCCTAATACATCACGACCTGAAGAAGTTAGTGTAGGAGCAGTACCGCCAGCCCATTTAGTTCCTGAAATCCAAGTAATTGTGGCTGAACCACCATTAGTAAGGTCAAGGATAAATGAATTTACTGTACCGCTAGATGCACCATTGCTAACTGTAAATGAAGTTGCGCCTGATACTGTGTAAGTAAAGTAATTGCCTGTGGATAAATCAATAGCACCACTAGAAAGAGTAGCTTTAGTTTCTGTGTATTCTGTTGCTTTAGCTACAGTAAAAGTACCAGCAGCAGGAGTTGTTCCACCAATCGCAGGGGGAGAAGCCAAATAAGTGCTAAATCCTGAACCTGAAACAGTAGAAGATGCAGATAATGTTGTAAATGCGCCTGTGCTTGGTGTTGTTGCACCTACAGTACCATTATGTGCGCCACTAAATGCAGAAGTTATAACGCCTGTAGAAGGGTTAAATTGCAATTTTGTAGATGAGGTATTCTCACCTGTAATTGAACCGCTAGTTGCGCTTGTAAAGGTTAAATAACGTGTTGCATTAGTCGTTGTATCGTCAGTAATGGTGATACCTGACGTAATCGTAGTCCATGTAGGAGCTGCTGAACTACCGCCTGAAGTCAATACTTGACCGCTTGTTCCAAATCCAGTTGTACCGCTAAGTGCTGGGGTTGTTCCCAAGTTTGTAGATAAACCAATAGCACCTGAAGCATTAATAACGTGAGCTGATTGTCCTGTTGTACCCCAAGCTAGATAAGTTTTATATCCGTTACCAGAGCCGACAGTTATATCGCCATCGTGACCTGAGAAGTAAACACCATTATTAATACTAAAAAAGTCACTAGGCGTAGATGCACTAAATACTGATGAATTCATGCCAAACTCACCATAATAAGTTGAGTCTGTGCCTATATCATTAGAAATTACATAGTTTGTAGACGCACCAGCAGTTCCTGATTTATTTTGAATAATTAGCTGGTTGTATGAACTAGCTGTCGTTGTTCCAAAAGATGCAATAGTATTAGTTGCATTAAAACTTAATACTGGGGTTGTGCTAGTAATAGTATTTCCACTAATGCTAGTAAAGTCACCAGTAGAACGAGTGGTTGCGCCAATAGACACGCCATTAAATGCGCTAACCGTAGTTCCTAAAGCAGCAGCAGTAGAGCCAAAAGTAATAGAACTATTAGTAAGCTGGCTGTTTGCAATGCTTCCTAAAGTGCCGCCTAGTGTAAGACTTCCGCTAGAAGTAACTGTGCCTGTCAGCGTGATGCCGTTTACTGATCCTGTGCCGCTTACTGATGTAACTGTACCAGTTGTGGGAGTTGTCCAAGTAGGAGTTCCTGCGCCTGCGCTAGTCAATACTTGACCTGATGTACCTGTGGCAGTAAATGCTGTAGTGCTTGCGCCAGTTTGATAAGGTACTTGTCCTGCTGCTCCACCAGCTATATTTGTAGCGTTGGTAGCATTAGTTACGGCTGTTGTGCCGATTGCTGAAGCAATTTGTGAGCCTGTCGCTGCTGTAAATGCTGAAGTACCATTTCCGTAAGCAATACCACTTAAGCTAGTAACGCCAGTTCCGCCATACGGAACAGTAATAGTAGAGCCATTCCATGTACCAGCAGTTAGCGTACCAACGCCTGTGATACCTGTATATGAACCGCTAATATAGCTAGAGCCTACTGTACCGCTAGTGATTTGATTGCCATTGATAGCGATTGCTGTATTACTTGCAGCAGTTAATTGACCTTGAGAGTTAACTGTATAAGTAGGAACGCTTGAAGCAGAGCCATAAGAACCTGCGGTTACTGCAGTATTGGTAATGCTAAATGTTGAGCCAGATAAGGTTAACCCTGTACCTGCTGTATATACACCTGACAAAGAGAAATTGCTCCATGTCATTGCAGTAGTGCCTAAAGTACCACCAGGTTGAGCTAAGTTATACCAAAGGCTTCCTGCTTGAGCACCACCATCTACGAAAATGATTGCGCCAACATATTGCGCCCAAGTAGTAGAACCAGGGGCATAAGACCAAGCACCGCTAGAAGCCACGTAAATGCCGTTTTGAGCAGCGTTTGTCTGATTTTTAACTAAGACGATGTTGCCAGCTACTAAAGTTACGCCATCAATCGTTTGAAGCCCTGAAAGCGTAATATTGGCAGTTGTTGCTGCTTGTGCAGGCTCTTTCCAGCTAACGCCCAATGCTACTGTATCAACATACAGTTTATTGGCAATATCGGTTGATCCTACTGGGGTAGTAGAAATCGTGCCTGTAGTTGTAGCTATATTAGTAAAAACCCCTGTACTAGGGGTTGTAGCACCAATAGTTGTACTATTAATCGTACTATTTGTAATGGTTGCATTAGTTACTGCACCGCTTACAGGGACAGTAAATGGTACGCCCTGACCAATAAATGTATTAAATGTACCGTCTAAATTAAAATAAGCCTGTACAGGCAGGATATTTTGATCTTGCGTTAACGCTGGGCCAGTAGCCATATTAATCCTTAATAAGGAAATGCCATTACTATAATCGTATCGCCAGCAGTCATGTTTGCAGCAGTACCTAAAGTAATGCTAAAACTTGTTAAAGTAGCAGAAGTTGTAGTGCTTGCAGTTTGCTGTAAAAATAATGATGTTCCGCTAGTAACGTCTTGTGCATATACTACCCAACCATTAGGTGCGGCAGGAAATGTGATAACACCATTTGCTGCGCCACCTGTACCAACTACAATTTTAAATGCTGATGAATTAAATGCTGTAATCGTAGAGCTTGTACCAAAACCTGATGCAATCGTAGGTGCAGTAGCAGAAACGTGCAATTTGCCGTTTATTGATACATTGGTTGCATTTACAGTAGAAGGTGTAGTTGCTCCAATTGTACTGTTATCAATCGTTGCACCAGTAATAGTATCTGAAGTTAATGGCGGTGAAAAAAATACTCCACCTGGCCCAATAAGACCTAAACAATTACCAGAAGAATCAAATTGCGCTTGAACTGGGACAATATTAGTCGTTGAAACTGATGCTACACCGTTAAAATTTGACATAATTATCCTTAGTTTTGATCAACCATAGGCAATACATACAGCGTATTAGCTGCGCCAATAGCAGTAATAGCAAAGCTAGGCGGTACTGCAATCACGGTAGGTTGTGACATTGAGATACCTAGAACAAAACTGTTAGAGCTATTTCCACCTGTAGGAAGAACGGCTGCCGCAGCAGTTGTCGTAGTTCCTGCAACGGCTGGAGCAATAGTAATAGCAATAGGTGTTGTACCTACGTTTAAAAAGCCACAAAAGTTCGCTTGATCATTACCTAAAGGGGTAATTGTTACAGAAGTCGAACTAGCTGTAGTTACTGCAATAGCCGTTGTAGGGCCAACAAATCTATAAGCTGATACGTTTGCCATGATTTATCCTTAAACAGCAGTAGAGGGTGCTGGGCCTTCTAAACGAGTAATTTGAACCGCATACAAGCCAGAAGAAGGTGTTGCGCTACCAGTTGTTACGTTTGCGAACTGTATTGATAGTACGCCAGCAGTTAAGCAATCAGATTCAGCAATAACAATACCTGTAGTTTGTGTGCCTTGATAGCCTTGAACCAACACAAAATCGGTAGTTTGTAAGCCACCAACGCTAAAAGTCTGAGCAGCAGAAGTATTTGCGGCTACAGCAGCAGGAGTAATGGATGGTGTAATATAGAAAGTTTCGTGGGAATTACCACGTGTAACGGTAGTGCTTGACATAATTTGTCCCTTTGCAAAGGTGAGTGTTGTAATACTGCAACTATTTTACATTGTTTTGTGCTTCCCTCAAGTGTTTTCCACAACTTCCTTTAAAAGTTTTGTAACCGATATGACCTAATTCAAATTCAAGATTTGCCCATACTTTGCCACCTATATCTATCCATCTTTGGCAAAAGCTGAAATCTTCACTTAAACGATTGCCGTCAGGAGTTTCATAAGGGTCAAATACAGGCCAAAATTGACTGTTTTCACTTACGCTACGCAATGTTTGTCTAGGATATGCCTCAATCATCTTTAAAGCACAATCTTTACTAATCTTTAAAAAACCACCAGGAAGCCCTAAAACTTCCATTAATCCTGTGTCAGGATCATTACGATATTCTTCTTTTTCGGCAATTTTAAAAGGCCATTCCATAGGCTCTTGCTTCTTAGGGTAAATACCACCTACTACATCTACAGGGTAATCAATTAACTTAATTAATGCTCCTGGCTCCCAAAATACGTCATCATCAACAAAAACTAGCGTATCGCAATTAGAACGTACAAAAGCACCAAATAATGCTCCTCTTGATCCTGCTATATCGCTATTTCCAATATCTTCTGCAATGCAGAATTTATCGCCACGACCAATAATATTGATAGCATCAAGCAAAATAGACCGCATAGTAGGAAAGTGTACCTTTGCTGAATAGCAAGGCATGGCAATCATTACATTTTTCATAAGCCCCCTCAGAATGTTAAAAACCCAACCTTTTTAGGGGTTGGGCTTCTATTTTACAACAAATTACTGTGCTGACAAGTCGTAACCATATACATATACGTCAATTGTGCCTGTTACAGCAGCAGAAGATACGTTTACATACAAAGTTTGAGCAGATGTTGCACTTGCTACTAAAGTTGCAGCTACAACCGATGCGTTAGCAGTAGTTGTGTTAGTTGCTAAAGCAGCTTTGGTATATACGGCTGTACCTGTACCTGCTAAGCCTGTGTAAACACCTAAATAGGTGCTTGCTGTGGATACTGCTGCACCAGCATTGTTACAGTTAGCCGTAATAACGGATACTGGTACATAGCTAGTTACATCAATTACGTTAACTGCGGTATCACCTAAAGTTGCGAGGCTAACACCTTGAGCAGTTGCGATCAAACGCAATGCTTGGTTAGAGCCTAAAACTTGTGGGTGAATCGAAGTGGTTACTGCTGGGCCTGGATTAGACATTATAGTTTCCTTTCGTTATTCGTGAATTAAGCTGCAACACGGCAAGCGAGTTCAGGATACAAATTAGCCCAACCATACAGAACGTCTAAACGAGTAGGAATAGAGTCATTGTTAATAGTGTATTGACGAACTACACGCATTGACAAACCAATTTCCTTGTCGCTTGCACGACCTGCAAAGTGAACACCCTCTGGCAACTCAAGATCGGCTACTGCTAGAGTAAACGCATTGCGGTGCATGATGATGTTTTGTGGGGAAACAGTACCAGATTGGTTAAAGAAGTTAACTGTAGCTGTTGACAGAGCAGTAGGAATAGATACGTTCTGGAACTGACCAGCAGTAATAACCGCAGGGCTTACGTTTACAGAAATAGTACCACCTGAACCGCTAACTGCTGTATTAACTACAAAGTTACGCAACTTGTTTGAACCATAGGCTTGACGGTTTTGTGGGTTAACTGCATAAACGCCAGCGATTGTAAATGTATCGCCTTGATTTAAGCTAACGCCAGAAGTTAATGTCAAAGTGATGTTAGAGCTAGAAGCCCAACCACTTGTCAAGAAACCGCTTGAACCAGTAATAGTTGCAGAACCAGCAAAGCTACCAAATTGGTGAGCTACTACGTTCTGATCCATTTTCCAATTCATACCAGCAGAGTCACGACCCATCAAACCCTTACGATACTGTTCGCCAATAGCTTCTTGTGGCACAAATAAGCCTTTCAAGCTGTCAACGATAGTAGCGGAAGTGAACGGCTCAACGATACATGATCTACGACCATCACGAGGTGCGCCTTCAGAATCAAGGTAAGCAGCAGCCGTCAAATAGGTAATTAAACCTGTTGGGGGCGTACCAGCAGTACCAACGATGTTAGCTGTGTTGTTAGCAGCTTGCAAAGTACCATCACGGTCAATCTTGTTGGCGATAGCAGCTACAGCAGGCTTCAATACACGATCAGAGAACATATCTAAAGACAATGCCAAATCTTGTGTTGTGAACTGTGTGTCAACGTGGAACTGTGTTGACAATGTTACAGGTACAGAAGTTTCATTGAAATCTTCTACGTTCAGAGCTGGGCCTGTTGTACCAATGAAGCGACCTGGTTTACGAACGTTAACTGTGTTACCAATTTTACCGCCAACTACAGCGAATTGATCATCATAGTTACGATCTACTTCTGATGTAAATGTTAATTCGTTTTCCAAGACCATCAATGCTTCGTTAGTGATCTTGGAAATGGTTAGCAAATTATTTGCCATGATTTATTTCCTTTATTAAATATTGGGTTTATCAGCGTATCCGTTTAGCCTGTCTTGCAGCTTTCCATTGAGCGTATGTGCCATGAAATGCGCCATTTCCGTCAATGAGAACGTCAGACGTTCCTTTTCCTGCTGTGATTGGCTTAATCGGTGCTGGTGCTTTACTTCTAGCAACAGGTTCGCTTTTCTCAATAGGAGCTTCTTTACGCTCGAATTGAACTTCCAATTTCCCTAATTCCTTGAGTGCTTTATTAGTCGGCATTGCTGCCAATTTATTAGCGTAATCGTCATCTGATGCTAGGTGATATAGGATTTGTGGGCCTACATCTGATTCTAGGATTGCATCTCGTACTTCATCTCGTACTTGTACATTGCTAGAAGCTACCATATCGTCAAAGTCAGGAAGATCAGCTTTAGCAGCTTCGAGTTTTGCAGACCACGACTTGATTACTTCGTTTCTCTGCTCATCTACTTTGCGTTGCTGTTCTTGTATATCACGCTGTTCTAATGCCTTTTCTGCGCTCCATTCGGCTAATGCTTCAGCGTATTCAAAAGCATCATTAAACTGCGATGCTTGTGGTTTTTCGATGACA